TGGTCAATTTCGCTCAGTAGTCCTCTGGCAACGTCCAAACAACCACTACATGATTGTAGCCGGTCATGGTATCGTTGAAGCGATGAAACGCAATGGTGTCAAGCATGTACGCGCCGATGTGCTTCCTGAGCGGACGCCACAAGATGAGATAAACGCTATCCTGGTAGCTGACAACCTTCATGCACAGAATGCCAGTGACGATGAAACACTACTTGCGGAGCTTCTCAAAGAGCAACAAAATGCAGGATATGCACTGGAAACGCTCGGTACAGACGATGAGACGCTTAGGCAGATGTTAGAGAGTCTGGGTGATGGGTATCTGGCAGAGGATGAGGGTGAAGAAGGCGCTGGTGGGGATGAGTTTGATACCACACCAGAAGAAGGCCCAACAAGGACACATGTTGGTGAAATGTGGCAATTAGGGAAATATCACAGATTATTTGTTGGTGATTGCACGAATATTGAGAATGTCCAGCGACTGATGAATGGCAAGCAGGCAGATTGTTGCTGGACAGATCCCCCTTACGGTGTGAGTTATGTTGGTAAAACGAAAGATGCTCTGACTATACAAAATGACGGCAAAGAAGGCATTGACTCTTTTCTGCAGCGTGCTTTTGTTGCCATGGATACGGCACTTGAAGATGGCGCAGCAATATACATAGCGCACCCGGCGGGTGCGCTATCGGTGACTTTTGGTGTGAGATTCCTGGGTCAAGGTTGGCGGTTACATGAAACACTTGTATGGATAAAAGATTCGATGGTGTTAGGGCATAGCGACTATCACTATCGCCATGAACCTATTCTCTTTGGGTATAAATCAGGTGAAGGTAGGAGAGGACGAGGTGCAGAGGGTTGGTATGGAGACAATAGCCAAACATCTGTCTTTGAAATACCTCGCCCGAAACGTTCTGAAGAACACCCCACGATGAAGCCCATCCCTCTGATTGAGGAAATGTTACAAAATAGTTGCCCTAAAGGCGGATTAGTCTATGAACCATTCGGTGGTTCAGGCTCTACCTTGATTGCTGCGCATCGACTGAATATGCGTTGCAACATCTGCGAACTTGATCCAAAGTATGCTGACGTTATCCTACGCAGGTTTGAGGCTGAAACAGGACAAACCGCCACATTGCTCGAACGTGTAGAGGAGGGTGTGCATGCCTGAACACTCCAACACACCAACACCAATACGGGCAATGAGACGACAAGGACAGCGCATGACAAAGCAAGAGCGTCAGTCTGTGCAAGAGAAGTTTCTCAAATCCTTTTCTATGACGGCTAATGTTCGGGCGGCGTGTATGGCAGCAGGTATTGATAGAAGCATGGTGTATTACTGGCAAGAGCATGATGAACAATTCTCTCTCAAGTTTAATGTTGCCAGTGAAGAGGCCAATGATTTAATCCGTGCCGCTTTGTGGAGACGTGGTGTCGAGGGTATACAGAGGCGCGTGATTAGCATGGGGCGCGTGGTGTGTGAGGAAGAGCCAGTCTTTGATGCAAAAGGGATGCCTCTCCTTGATGCAAAAGGAAAACAGATTGTAAAGAGGGGGAAGCCTATCATGGAGCCGGAGTATAGCGACTCCCTCCTGGCTCTCTTAGCAAAAGCTCGTATGCCTGAATTTAGAGAGAAGCAGCAAATTGATCTCACAGCAGAGATCACTATGCAAGCAGAGAGAGCTAAAGCTGAATTGTTAGCTGATCTCGCATCGGCATTGACTGATGAAAACAAAGAGCAAGCTCACAAAGAATAACTACACACCTGAGCAAGAACTCAGGTTTTTTCGTCTCTTTGCCAAATGGAGCAAGAAACGAAAATACGAGTACATTAAAAAAGCCCCCAAAGAATGGGTACTACGGCTCAAATACGAGTGGAAAGCATGGGCACGTGATAGCCAGCTCCCCCCAGAGGGGCAATGGTCAACATGGTGCATTCTCTCAGGTAGAGGTTGGGGTAAGACTCGCACCGGCGCGGAATGGGTCATAGAGAAGGCACAAGCCTATCCTGGTTGTCACATCGCGTTGGTAGGGCGGACGGTCGCAGATGTACGCGACGTGATGGTCAAAGGTCGGAGCGGTATCCTCTCAATATCACCTCCTTGGTTCAAGCCTGAGTACAAACCGTCCTTACGATTGCTTATCTGGCCGAATGGCTCATACGCCACAACGTATAGCGCCGATGAACCTGACCAACTGAGAGGCCCACAACACTCGTTCGCATGGCCAGATGAGAGAGCAAGCTGGCAGTACGACGAAACATGGGATAACCTCATGTTTGGGCTACGTATAGAGCCTGCTCCTGGTGTGATGCCGCAATGCGTGGTCACAACAACGCCACGCAATACTAAAGCGATGAAAGCTCTGGTCAGTGACCCAACGACGGTAGTTACTCGCAGACCGACTTATGAGAATAAAGAGAACCTCTCACCTCGATTTATCAGGGAGATTGAACGGCGGTATGGTGGCACGAGGTTAGGCGATCAGGAGATAGAAGGTCACATCATTGATGACATTGACGGTGCTCTCTGGAAACGTCAGTGGATAGATGACAATCGAGTTACGAAACATCCTGAGCTAAAACGCATTGTAGTGGCTGTAGACCCACCTGCTAGCAGCGATGCCACGAGCGATAGTCCAGCAGAGGCTGGCATAGTTGTAGCCGGTCTAGGAGTCGATGGGCATGGGTACATGTTGGGAGATTATAGCCTTGTTGGCACTCCTGACGAATGGGCAACGGCGGCATTGACGGCATACGCGCTCTTTGATGCCGATGCAATCATTGGTGAGGTTAACAACGGTGGGGAGATGGTTGGTGCAATCATCTACAACATTGCCAAGCAGAAAGGGATGGGACATGTTCCGTACAAGGCAGTTCGGGCTACACGAGGGAAGCAGTTAAGAGCGGAGCCGATATCTAGCCTGTACCAACGCGCTTTGATACATCATTGCGGTGTCTTCCCAGATACGGAATTTCAACAATGTAACTGGGTTCCTGGTGAGAAGTCGCCTGACCGTCTTGACGCCAATGTGTGGGCTTTTACGGAGTTGATGACAGGAGTACAGGCGATTGGCGGCATACTCGTAGATACCGACCTGCGAGAGCAACCTGTACCGCAAGAGGATATACCGAGCGGATATGCAATTTTTCAGTAGAGGAGGAACAAGTGATGGAAGACGACGAAGAGCTAGATGAGCCGACCTGGCGCGTTGTGCTGGCATATGTATTTGTGGTGGTGATGGTGCTGGGTACAGCGTACATGATGGTCATGATGCTGAATGCGATGAATTGAGGATAGATAGAAGATGACGAATAAAAGACGCCCGCGGGGTACGTTGCAATTAGTCCAGCCCCTGGTAGAAGCCGCGCCCAAGCCCACAAAGAAAGTTACACAAGCTGCTACGAAGTCTAGCAGCAGCAAGGGGCCGCAATCGCTCAGCCTGGCCTGGGATGAAAACGAAGGCATGGGGCAAGCGAGAGACCAGCGTCCTCTCAGCGAGTACGAGCGGAAAGATACGCTGTACAGAGTCTATGAGGGCAATACCTGGGTCAGTGCCTGTGTAGATGTAATTAGCAAGCGGTTCACATCTGGCGGTTGGCACCTAGAAGAAGTCGAGCATGGCAAGGGGCAACAAGATACACATGATCGCCTGAAAGAGTTCTGTCTTGCTGTCAAATTATTGCGCTTCCTTCGTGCGACATCCGACGATCTCGAAATCTATGGAGAAAGCTATGCAGAGATTGTCCCTGGCGGATTATTCCCTCAACTTCATTCCCTGGATTGTCCAACGATAACCTACCAACTCGATGAACATGGCAATATCCTAGGCTATACTCAGATGCTCACCCAGAGCAACAAGAAGGTACAGTTCAAGCCGGAGCAGATAATCAGATGGTGGCTTCCCTCCAAGCGAGCCAAGATGATTAGCTTTTCGCCTATAGAGAAGTTGGTCAATCCAACCTATGCTGATAAGTCGATGGTGGATTGGTCTCAAATGTTCTTCCGCAAGGGTACGAGGCCGTCAGCATGGATACAATTAGGGCCAGAAAGCGACGTTGACGACGCTAGAACGTTCGTCAAGTTCTACAGAGAGAACTATACAGGCGAACAGAACGCTCATGTGCCGCCGGTCATGTGGGGTGGTGCTCAGTTGCACGAATACGGCAAAGGGCCGATTGATATCGACTTCCACGGTGGACGGATGTTCTCTCGTGAGGAAATCTTAGCGGGCTATGGTGTACCTCCCGCTGCGATTGGCATTATTGAGAGTGGCAACATCGGAGGCGGATCTGGCGAAGACCAAGATAAATCACTTCGCTTAAATACCGTTGACCCCATCAAGCAGCTTATCCTTGAAGAATTTAACCAAAGAATAGTAGTCGGCGTGCTGGGTATCACGGACTGGATTGTCAATACGAAGTACGCTGACTATAGGAGTGATACCCAAATAGTCGAGGTTCAACAGAAACGCATCTTTAGCGGGTTGTCAACGCCTGATGAGGAAAGACAAGACTCTGGCAAAACTCCTTACCCGAAGGAAATAGGCTCAACACCGATCATTGTCTCTGGCAGGGAAGTTATTCCGCTAGAGCGCATGGGTGAGCTTGCCAACGAGCAACGCCAAACCGCTCAGGTCACTTTGCAACAACAAAAAGCCCAGGCAGAGATGGCAGAAGTTCAGACAGAGAAGGCCAAAGAACCGCCTCAACCCGTACCAGCACCGCTACAGGCTCCTGGACAGCCACCGCAAGCACAACCTCCACAGCAGAAAGCACCGCCAGTGACACCACAGAAGCCAGCACAGGAAAGATTGCAGATTGTCGAACAGCATACCGGCATGATGATCGCGTTCATGCTCGATCCGGATACGGCTTCCCAACTCGCTTTACTGGGTGGTGAGTCTCCTCAAGATATGCATGTGACCCTGGCTTTCCTGGGAGATAAGAACGACGTTTCTCTCAACATAGACCAACTCAAACAGGAGCTTGCATCGTTTGCTGCAAAGTCAATGCCGCTTGAAGGGGCTACAGGCGGATTAGGGAGGTTTACGCCGTCGGATAGTTCAGATAATCTGTCTCCTGTTATCGCTCTCGTAAACGTACCAGGGCTTGTCGCGTGGCGTGCTACATTGGTACAGCGTCTTAGCGACATCGGGGTAAAAGTTGCGAACGATTTTGACTTTACGCCTCACATCACATTAGCCTATATCGATGCTGATGCGCCTCTACCGATAGAAAGCGTGCCAAGTGTACCGCTTGCATTCGATCAGCTTTGTCTTGCTATTGGTGATGATCGGACGTACTTCAAGATGGGGACATCACAACCAAAGGAGAGCAGTACCTTCGATGTATCCGCTCAACAAGTCGATTGGTCGCCTGATGACCTCGACAAACGCTTACAGGAGTACCGCGATCAGGGTGTAGAATACCTGAAATGGATGTGTCAATCGAATGCCTGTGACCTGTGCTTTGCCAATGATGGTCAGGTGAGGAAGGTAGGCGAAGCTTTTCCTAACGGCGCGATCCTTCCGCAATGCCACGATCACTGTGAATGCAAAACAGAACCAACTGAGAAGCCAAAGGAGGACTAGATGCCAAGTGATTATGTAAAAGACCTTGTAGACCACAAACAACGTGTAGCGGGCTACATGCAACTGATTGCTAATGACCTATTTAGGCGTGCAACCATACACGATAATTCCAAGTTTTCTCCTGAAGAGTTTGAAGCATATGAGGAAGCTTTTCCTGAATTACAGCAATATGCCTATGGT